AGCTACAAAAGCACAGATGGATTTAATTCTATATGAAATAAAGCAACAACGAAAAGACATTAATGATTTAAAGGCATTTATGAATAAATCTAAGGGGACGATAAGTGTGATAGTTTTTTTATCAGGTCTAATAGGATTATTTATATGGGGTTGGAGTTATATTAAATGACCGACAGAGTTTGTAAGAGATGCGAACACATTTGCCACTGCAACACAAATGATGAACACCAAATAATTACGAACTGTGATTGTGTTGAATGTAATTGTCCTGACAATAATGTTTGGAATTACGAAGAACCAAAAGTTGCAAACAAATATAAAGCAGAAGATTTAAGTTTTGAGAATAATGGTGTTGTCGTTGATGACACTAATAATTGTGATGGGTGTCAATAATAATAATAAAGGAGATAATATGTTTAATTTATATGAATTAAAACTTCCAACTTTTTCAGAATGGAAAAAGAATGTTCAGAAAGTATCTGATGCTTCAGTTAAATTCTGGGAAGATTTTTGGAATGATATTTTTACGTCAAAAAAGAAATAATAAATGACACTACTTGATATGTGGGAAAAAATAAAAACACTTTGGAATAAGACAGGTTACAAAACTAAACTTGTTGTAATTTTAATAGTAGCTGTAATTCTTTTTAGTCTTTAATGGAAAGAATAAAAGATTTCTTATTAGGAATTATAGAAACAGTTAGTTCAAAAATTTCTGTTTGGGCATGGAATAAAAGATGGAACAAAAGTAATAGAAATAATAATGACAAGGAAAACTAACACAGTTTTAATTGGATTATTGGGGACTATTTTAATGGGTTTAAGTACATGGGTTTTAATTACCTTAATTGAAATCCAAACAATAGTAAGCATGATGCAAAATGAATTGATGAATATAGATAAACAATTTGGTCGTGTTTATAATTTTATAGACAGTGTGAGAACTAATATTAGATAAAAATGCAAGAAGATGCTCTGAAAGAACTTCACAAAAGATTAGCTGAAAGGTTGCTAGAGAGAATTAAAGAAAAAGATGTCAAGGCAAGTGATTTGAATGTTGCACGTCAGTTTCTTCGTGACAATAATATTGATTGCGTACCTGTTGAAGGAAGTCCATTACAGCAATTAGCTGATGAACTACCTTTTAGAATACCTGAAACAAAAGCAAAATTACCTAATTAATGTTTGATGAAAAATTACAAGACTTTAGAAATTTTCTGTATTTGGTATGGAAACACTTAAAATTACCAAATCCTACTAAAATTCAATATGATTTAGCTAACTACCTACAGCATGGAACTCAAAGACAAATAATCTGTGCATTTCGTGGGGCGGGGAAATCATGGATAACTAGTACTTTCGTGCTATGGAAATTGCTATTAGACCCACAGCTTAACATTCTTGTGGTATCAGCAAGTAAAAATCGTGCTGATGATTTCTCACAATTTTGTTTAAGACTTTTAAGTGAAATAGAAATATTAAAATTTTTATATCCAAAGGATAATCAGCGACAATCAAAAATATCGTTTGATGTAGCTCCTGCAATTGCAAGTCACCAACCCAGTGTAAAAAGTCTTGGAATTTTCAGTCAGCTTACTGGAAGTCGTTCAAATTTAATCGTGGCAGATGATATTGAGACATCTTCTAATTCACAAACTCAATTAATGAGAGACAGGTTAAGTGAAGCTGTCAAAGAATTTGAAGCAATACTGAAACCCGAAGAAACTTCAAGAATTATTTTTCTAGGCACACCACAATGCGAATTTTCAATTTATAATAAACTTCAGGAACGTGGTTACAAAGTCAGATATTGGACTGCCAGATACCCAAGTGAACTTCAGCTAAAAAATTATGCATCTAATTTAGCACCTATTATTGGAAATACCTGGACGCATGATTTAATTAGTAAGCCGACTGAACCTTCAAGATTTGACGAAAAAGATTTACTTGAAAGAGAAGCATCATTTGGTCGATTGGGGTTTAACATGCAATTCATGTTGGACACTACATTAAGTGATTTAAATCGCTATCCATTAAAATTATCAGATTTATCTATAATGAATTTAAATCCTGATAATGCACCAGAGAAGGTAATCTGGGCGAGTTCTCCTGAGTTAAGACACGAAGATTTAGCTAATGTCGGTTTACAAGGAGATAATTCTTTTTATCGTCCTATGAAATTGGTTGGCGAATGGCTTCCATATCAAAGCTCGGTAATGTCAATTGACCCTGCAGGAAAAGGTTCTGACGAGACTAGCTATTGTGTATGTAAATTTTTAAATGGAAATCTGTATATCACAGACAGTGGTGGGTTCAGTGCAGGTTATACAGAACATGTTTTGAATAAATTAGTTCTTATAGCCAAAAAGAATAAAGTTAATAAGATTTTAATAGAAGAAAATTGGGGTTTAGGAATGTTCGAGACAATATTAAAACCTTATTTAAATAAAGAATACAGATGTACGACTGAGTTAATCAGGCAGACGACTAATAAACACAGAAGGATATTAGACACCCTTGAACCACTTATAAGCCAACACAGAATTATTATTGATAAGAAAGTAGTTAAAGATGATTATGAATTAACCAATAATTTGTATTCACCTGAAAAAGCACTCCAGTATCAGCTTTTTTACCAAATCAGCAGATTACAAAAAGGTGCAAATACTCTAAAACATGATGACCGAATTGATGCTTTACAAATTGCTTGTTCGTATTTTCAAAAACAACTAGCAAAAGACCAAGACATAGCTTTTAAACAAAGAAAAGAAGATATGTTCAATATTGAAATGGATAAATATTGGGGTACTAAGACAGAAAACTCTTGGATTAAACTGTAAAACCTATCCCTTAAACAACTCGAGCAATGTGTGGGGGCAGGACTAGATGGGAGACTGTCTAGTCCGCTAAAATTTTTCCTCCTGCAATAATGTAATTACAATTTTGACAATAAGAGGTTGGCTTTGGAATTTTATTTCCGTCCATTAATTTTTTCATCTTAATAATCTTTTTTTCAATATGTGATGAGTTCGTTTTATAAGGCACAAGGTCAGAAGTAAATTCAAGTTTGTTTTCAAATTTATCTCTTTCTTTTGTTGCATTATAAACAACAAAATATCCTGTTGTTTCAACTTCAAAATCATTTTTTTCAAATAAATATCTATAAAAATTTAACTGAAGTTTATATCCTTCGTGAAAAACGTCCTCTAAGTATCCGTCAATTTTTTTATCTACAGCTTTAGATTGAGCTTTATAATCGGTAACAATAAGTTTCTTTGTGCTTTTATTAAACCAAACATCATCTATACCACCTGCCAGTTTAAGATTTAAATCTGGGTGAATATAGTCAATCCCTCTATTCAGTGCATCTTGCCATTTCTTAATATCTTTATGTTGAAATGGAACAGCATTTATTTTGTTCTTTATCATTAGCGGGTGTGGAGTTTGATTGTTTCTATGAAAATCAAATTCCTTCTTAACTAAAGCATCTACTGTATTGTTAAGTGTAAATGGAATTGTGTCTAAATTTTTAAGACCTTTGACTTGTTCTAAATAAAAACATCTTTTACATGCTAGATAATCAGAAAATTTGGTTCTACTTAATCTAAATGGTTTACTTTTGTCATTTAATTCGTAAATCCTATATCTCTGGTTGGGTAATTTAGACTTAAATCCGTCTGTATCTTTAAGTTCTCTGGTTTTTATATCTCTATTTAAATATATCATTGTATATATTACCAGTAATAAGAAGTCTTTTAAGGCATTTATTAGATAGGTAAAGAATACTCCTAATGAGACATCAGGTTTGACAGCACTCTTAGAAAGACACCACAGGTTTAACGATAAGTGAGTGTTTTTACTGTTTTTTAATTAAGTGCCACTACTTGAAGTACTTACTATAAGTACTATAGGACACTTAAGTATAAAAGCTAGAAAGAACAAAATCAGTATCACTTATGTAATAAGTTATTGATGAAACCTTTCGTACCCTTTTGTTATGACCAATAATACTTCTAATAAAGTCATTTATCTTAAATCTTTAGTTAAGAATTATAAACCAAAGGTAGATACCTTCCCTAAAGATATACTCAAGGAACTAGAGGAACTAGGAATAGATTTAATTAAAGGAAAAAAACCTGTTAATCAAAAGGCAGATAAACATGCAGGTAGAACCTTCATACTTAGACACA